TCACGGAAAACGAAAAACGGCGGCGATCTTGCGCTGCCAAGGCCCCGACAGCGGCGAGATCACAACCCCATGACCGCTGTAGGCATGAATGAACGCAGGCACAGGGCCCGTTTCGGCCAGAATGCCCAGATGCTTGGCCACCGCCCCCGGCCGCATGCGAAACAACAAGACATCGCCGGGCACCGCGTGGCCCTGCGCCACAGGCTGCAAGATCTCCTGCGCGGCCTGCAACAGCAGCTCCTGCCCGGTTGGCTCGCCCCAGTCTGCGGTATAGGCGGGCACAGAGCGCGGTTCCTGCCCGTGTATTTCGCGCCAAATGCCGCGCAAAAGGCCCAGACAATCCGTGCCCGCGCCCTTGCAACTCGCCTGATGCCGATACGGCGTGCCCAACCAGTCGCGCGCGCGCACCAGAACCTCGTCATTGCGGGTCATCCCTGCAGGCTCCCCCCGTCATTCACAGGGCCCGAGACGGGGTACGAGGTCAGCCAATCCTCACCCGGCACATGGGGAAAGCCGCGAAAGTTCAGAAAGTTCGCAAACTTCGTCCGGCAGGTCGCCGCACGCCGATCACATCCTGCAATCAGCCGGATGCTGTCGCCCTCTGCCAAAACCGCGCCCGTGCCATGCCAAAGGTCCACCACCCGGCCCGTCGCGGTCAGCCGGTCGGCCTTGACCATCACCGACATGCCGGCCGAGGCCCCGGTTAGCACCTCGATCTGACCCCGCTCGAACCACTGATCGGCAAAGCCGGTCAGACCCTCGATCCGGATCCGGCCCAGCACGTCAATCTCGGCAATGAGCGTCGTTGCCCGATACGACGGCAGGCCAAGATCAATCCCACAGCGCGCATCCCCCAGAACCGCGCCGCAGCCCGCCTGATAGACCAACCCCTGCGCTTGGTTCAGCCGCTCGCTCAGGCCCCGCAGCTCAACCCGAAAGGCGCCAGCCTTGCGCGTCACCTCACCGAAATTGCCGCGAAACTCGGTCACCCGAGCGCTCACATCGGCCCAATTCACCAGCCAGCTTTGCACCTCGGCCCCATCAAATCGCCCCTCCGCCAGATCCTCCTCGCGGACCGAGGCATCCGACAAAGCCCTCACCGCCTCGGAATTGTCCGCCGACAGGCCCGTGGTCTGCTGCAAAGCCCCCGCTGACAGCCCGCTCGATGCTTTGAACACATGGCCCTCGAATGACAAATCGCGGTCATGGTCGGTAAAGCCATAGGTCTCGCCATCCTTGCGCGTGACCAGCCAGCAATGGCAGACCGTGGTGATGCCACCGCCCAGATGCTGATAAAGCCCCTCCCGCCCGCTCATAGCCGCACCTCGATCACTGGCACGTCCGGCACCTCGCCCGCCTTAAACGAGGCCAGCGAAACCGCGATGCGGTCGGTGTCGAACCGCACCGGCACATCAAACTCAAACCCCGCCGTGACCTGCGCGCCAATGTCGGGGGGCGTGACAAAGGTTAGGATCCCGGTCGCCGCATCAACCGTGAACTCCACCCCCTCCACCTTGGGATCATCTGTAATCGCCACCGTCACCGTGCCCATCACCGGCTTGGCAATCGGGCGCCAATAGTCCTGAGACCCCGACAGATACCGTTTGCGGAGCGGGAACGTCGTCCGCACCCCATCGCCAACACCTAAGATTTGATCCATCGGCCCCGTCGCCGCCGAAGGGGTTGAGGATTTCCAATCCGCCCAATCCTTCCATCGAAACGCATGCAGGGGCCCGCGCCGCGCCTCAAAGAACGCGATCAACGTCTCCAGATCGTCCAAGGACCGCAGCCCCATCCCCGCGTCATAGCGCCGGCGCGAATGTTCCCACGGCGTGTTGCGCTCCTCATGGCCATTGGCCAGCGTCACAATCTCGGTGCGCCGCTCTGGCCCACCCAGCGCGCCAAATGACAGGTTCGCCGGAAAGCGGATCTCGTGAAATGCCATGGTCCTGCCCCCTCAGCGGTTTCTTTGCCCACGCGCCAGCATCCGCTGGGCCTGCGCGGCAATCTGGGTCTGGCTGCGCTGAAAGCCCTGCACATCAGGCGTTGTGATGTTCATCACCACCGTGACGGGCCGCGAAGCACCTGCCGCCTGGACGCCAAGTCGGCCGTCAGCCCCGCGCGCCAAAGGCATGATCGCCTCTGGCCCCGCCTCGCCCATCAACCCGGTGGCTCCCCGCATCGGAAAGGCGGTTGCCTGTGCCACCACGCCCCCCTTGGCAAAGGGCATCACCCGGCCTTGGACAAAGGCACCACCCTTTTCAAAGGGCATCAAACCGCCCAAAAGCCCGTTCAACCCTTGGGCCAGCGCGCCGCCCAGCGCGTTCTGCACCGGCTTCATGGCCACGCCATAGATCGTGTCGGCCATGGTCCGCGCCACACCGCGCAGCGCATCCGACAGCTTCACCCCGTCAAACACCAGCCCATCGAAAGCCCGGCGCAAGCCGCCACCGATCCCCGAAGACAGCGTGTTCACCTCGCGCCCGGTAAACACCAAGCTGTCGCGCATCCGCGCCAACTCGCCGTCAAAGGCCACCACCATCCCCGCACTGCCCGCCAAAGTGGCCTCAAGTGCGGCGATCTGGTCTTGCAGCTCGTCAATCTCTGCCATGATCCTTGCCCTTTCCCTGATCGGGATATGCCGCAGCCAGCTCTTCCAGCCGCGCCCGCGTCAAAGGCGGCCCAGCCGCCTCTGCGCCCAACATGGTCCGCAACTCCACCGGGCTAAGCCGCCAGAACTGATCGGGCGTCAGGCCCAAGCGGCCCATCCCGGCCCGCATCAACCCCGGCCAATCAATCCCGCTCATGCCTCGCCCGGCAGCTGGAACGCCAGCGCGAGCAACTCCGCCGCCACACGCGCCGCCGCCACCGTTCCGCCGCCAATCTCGGCGGTGCGCAGATCGGCGGCCGTGCCTTGCCATCCCCCGCCCCGCAGCCCCGCCACGACCAGCGCCAGCACATCGCGCGTTGTGAAGGCCCGCGTCTCGAACCGCTCCACAAGCTCCATCAAAGACCCCGCCTCCAGCGCAGCCTCCAACTCAGCCAGCGTGCCCAAGGTCAGCTTGGCCACATGGCGCTGTCCATCCAGCACAATCGCCACCTCACCGGCATAGGGGTTGGCCATCGGCACGCCCCCTTACAGCGCCACAAAGGTCAGCTGACCCGCCGAGGCGAGGCTGATCTCATAGGTCGCCTCGCCATTATGGCTGCCGGCATATTCGATGCTGGTGATCTGGAACGGCCCCTCAATGGTGCCGAAATCCGGCACAACCACCTGAAAATCCGGCGTCTCGGCGTCAAAGAAAATCTGCCGTGCGCGCCCATCGGTCGCCGCATCTCTAAAGACGCCCGAGCCCGAGATTGAGGCGGACTTTACGCCTGCCCCCGCCAGCAACTCCCGCCAGCCGCCCGCACTTTCCAGGCTGGTGACATCCACCTGATCGGCATTCAGGCTGAACCGCTGGGCGCGCAATCCCGCCAGCGTCTGAAACTGCCCATCCCCGACCATATCGACCTTGATCAACAGGTCCTTGCCGTTTTGCACTGCCATGTCTCATCTCCCTAACCGCCAAAGGGCCGCGCCCTTGGCTGTGAAAATCCGCTAAAGCTCGACACGCGCCCGAAACGTCATGTCGATGCGCCGCGTGGTGCCCTCCTCCAGCCGCCGCGCCACAGCGCGCTGAAAATTGATCGACACCAGATGCCCTGTCGTCAGGCTAAGCCCCCCCGCCAACACCGCCGCCGAAGCTGCCGAGGCCACCGATTTCGCGGTCAAGAACCCTGTCGCATCGCTGATGACGCTGATGGTGAACCGATGCTCCGCCCCTGCCCCCGTGCCATCCGACTGATCCACCGCCAGTTCGGGGCCGATCAGAATAAAGGTGCCGGGCGTGGTGCCAGGAGGCATGGCATCAACGATGCTCACCCCCGAAAGCGCAGGCGCCGCACTCAGCGCCCCGTAGATCGTCGCCTGCAATGCCGCCGCCGCCGCATAGCTCATGCCGGATCCTCCTCACGGGCAAAACAGGTCAGATACTGGCCACGCGGGCCCTCTTCGGTCACGGCCAGCAACGTGAAGACCCGCGCCCCATCGCGCAGCCGATCCTCAGGCCGAGGCCGCACCGTTGATCCCACAGGGGCAGCACGCACCGTGATTCGGTAAGGCACCTGCGCCGCGCGCACTTCGATCCCGGCGGCCTCGCGCCCCGCCCCGGGCGTCAGCGCGGCCCACAAAACGCCCCGCACCACCCAGGTCAGCTGAAACCCACCCGCGCCATCCGCAACTCGCGCGGGCGCCTCCAGCACCATCCGGCGATCCAAGCGCAGCGTCTTACGAGGGGCGCTCATGGTTTACCCCCCAGGATCCGCACCGTGCGCCAGCGCTCAATCAGCGCCTGCACAGCAAAGGGCAAACCCGAATCCCCCCCATCTCCGGGCTGGCGTGTCTCATAATACTCAGCCGCCAGCAGCATCACTGCCTGCGCCAGATCCACCGGCACCTCGGCCCATGTCGCGCCAAAGCCTGCGTCAAACACCACTTCAGCCCGGCCATCCATCGGCACGACGGGCAGCAAAAACCCCACCGCCACCAGCTTTGGCCGATGCATGTCCGGCACCAGTCGATAACGCGCGGGCTCCACCACCGTGGCCGCACCCTGCACATCGACCACTGTCACCGACACCACCGAACTGACCGGTGCCACCGGCAAGGGCTGCTCACCCGCCCCCCGCCAATCCTCAAGCTCCAGCTTGAACCGCCGTGCGATCAGCATCTTGCCGATCCGCCCCTCGACCACTGCAATCGCGGCGCGCAGATAGGCCTCGATCAGCCCATCTTGCAGCCCATCCTCGGTGAACCCCGACCCCAGCCGCAAATGGTCTTTCAACCCTTGCACAGGCAGGGCCGCAACGGGGACCGTTGTCATTTCCGTCAGCATCATCTTCAGATCCTTTGCCATCAGCCCCAAAGGCCCGTTTCGAACCCGCGCGCGCCCATGGATCCGGTCCCCTCACAGGGGCCGGACCCGCAGCCGCGGCTTACGAGACCGCAACACGCAGCAACTTGATCGCCGCAAAGTCAGTGACATCGCCGCCCACGCGCTTGTTGGCGTAGAACAGCACATTCGGCTTGGCCGAGAAGGGATCCCGCAGGATGCGCAGATCGGGACGCTCGGCAATGGTGTAGCCGGCGGTGAAGTCGCCAAAGGCGATCGGGTGGCTGTTGGCCGCCACATCCGGCATGTCCTCGCAGATCAACACCGGATAGCCCATCAGACGCGCGGGCTCCCCGGCCTGCAGGCTGTCACCCCACATAAAGCGGCCATCGGCATCCTTCATCTTGCGCACCGCACCTGCGGTTTTCGAATTCATGAGAAAGGTGCCATTGGCGCGGTAATCCGCCCCGAGCGCATAGACCAGATTGACGATGCAATCGCTGGCATTGGTCGTGGCAAAATCCGCCGCCGCGCCGGTCGGGATGTAACCCAGATTCCCCCAGGTCCAGGACGCATTGGCCACCTTCGGGGGCAGCAAAATCCCGCGCGGCTTGTCCACACCGTCGCCATTGATGAAAGCGGCCGCCTCGGCTCGGATAAAGCGCGTGGCGATCTTGCCGGCCAGCCAGCCCTCGACGTCAAAGGCGGTGTCATCCAGCAACCGCTGGCTCGCCTTCGGCATGGCCGAAAGCTCATGCAGCTTGATCGAAATGCGCTCAATCAACGGGGTCGCGGTTTCTGCCTGCGGCGCAACCTCGGTGGCCCAGCCCGAACCGACTTCCGACCGATCAATCAGCACGTCAAACGACGTCGCGTCCACCTGAACCACATTGGCCGCAGCGCGCAAGCTAGAGGTCGACACCAGCATCGAACGAATGGTCTCGGCGGTTTGCGGGTCTACCAGATAGCCGCCATCGGCGGCCACTGCGGTCGACAAGGCCTTGCCCTCCAGAACAAGGCCCCGCAGGCCATCATCATCGCCCGAACGCAAGTAGGCGCCAAAGGCCTTCTTGTGGGGCACTTCCACCTCGGCACTTGTGGCCAGTGCAGGGCGGCCAAAAGTCATCTGTTTGCGATCCAGCATGGTCAAACGCTCTTCCTGATGTTTCAACGATTGTTTCACTTCACTCTGAAAGCCCCTGAAGGCGTTCAGAAATCCATCCAGAGCGGTTTTCACTTCCGCACCCGGAGTTTGGGCCGACGGGGTGGCCATAGGCACACCTTCCCCGGCCCGAGCCTTCATCTCGGTCATTCCAGTCATCCTTTGGTTTGGTCGTAAAAACCGGGCCTAGGGCCGCCCGGCCATGGCCTCTGCCGCTTCGGTCAAAGCCTGCGCCAGACTGCGCCAGGTCTCGGCCTCAGGCAGATCGCCCTTGGCCGCCACCCGCGCTTCGGGAAGCATCGGGAAGGTCACCAAGGACACCTCCCAAAGCTCCAATTCCTGCAAAAGGCGTTGCCCCTTGCCATCGCGTTCCGCTCTCACGGTGCGGTAGCCAATCGACAGCCCGTCAATCGCCCCCGACGCCAACAGGGCCGCCGCCTCGCGGCCCTTCTCCACATCGCACAGCAAGCGCCCCTTGACCCACAGGCCCGTGGCATCCTCGCGCACCTCATCCCAAATGCCGATCGGCTGGGCCGGGTCATGCTGCCACAGCATTTTGACCGCGCGGCCCGCCGCCGCGAGCCGCTTGAGGCTGGCCGCATAGGCACCCTTCACCACCACATCGCCGCCTTGATCGCGCTTGCCGAACAAGCTTGCATAGCCCTCGATTCCGTGACCCTCGGTCAGCCGCAGACCCATCCCGGCCCCAGCAGGCGCCTGCATGTCCTTGCGCTCCAATGCACCATCCATCGTCATCTCACACCTCACCTTTCTACCTACTGGCCGCCTGGATCAACGCCTCAGCCAACTGCGCCAGCAGAAACGCGGCAACCCCGTAAACCCCCAGCCAGATGCGCTTTTCCAACCGCTCCAGCACCGCATCAATCTGGCTCAACCGCCATTCCAGCGCCGCCCAACGCTCCTCAGCCACGCGCTCATTCGCCTCGATCCGGGCCGCGGCAGCGTCAAAACTGTCGTAGACAAAGCGCGACCCGCTTTCGCCCGGCTTCCTCACGCCTCACCGTCCTCCACCACTCCCGCCTCAGGCAGGCGCGGCAGGCCCAGCAGAGCCCGCTTTTCAGCTGGCGTTAGGAAATCCGCCGCCCCCACCCGCGCCCATTGCTGATCGCGCTCCACCGCGAGCGCGGGGATCTGATCGAGATCAGGCCGCAGCTCCACCGCCTCGCCGGTGAACCCCGAAAGCCAATGCGACACCCCCGCCGCCACCCGCTGCACCAAGGGCAGCACGGTCAGCCGGTAAAACGCGCGGTTCGCCTCTTGGTAATTGGCATAGGTCGCATCCCCCGGAATCCCCATCAGCATCGGCGGCACCCCGAAGGCGATGGCAATCTCGCGCGCCGCCGCCTCTTTGGTCTTTTGAAACTCCATGTCACTTGGTGAAAAGCCCATTGGTTTCCAGTCCAAACCGCCTTCCAACAGCATTGGTCGGCCCGCATTGCGCGCGCCCTGATGGTGGCTCTCCATCTCGCTCAACAGCCGGTCATATTGGTCGGCCGACAAATGGCTTTGCCCATCTGCACCTTTGTACACAATCGCCCCCGAAGGCCGTGCTGCATTGTCCAACAACGCCTTTGACCAGGCACTCGCGCTGGTATGGACATCCAAAGCCACCGCCGCCGCCTGCATCGGGCTGAACCCGTAATGGTCATCCTGCGGATGGAAGGTCTTGATATGGCAAATCGGCTGCGCTTCGGCACTCATGGCAAAACGGTGCGTGCGCCCCGACACAGTGTAATCATAAGCCACCGGCCAGCCATCCGAACCCGGCACCAAAGCCATCCGGTCCGACCGCAGCACATGCAACTCCCCTGGCAGCGCGCCCACCCCTGGCACCGCCTCAATATAGGCATTGCCCGACAGCAACAGATGACCATAAACCGCCTCAAACAGCTCTGCCCGCCCCTGTACACCATTGGGTCGGCGGATGAGGTCCAAGACCGGATGCGTCTCATACCGCCGCTCGGCATCCTGCAATACCAAGGGAAGCACCGCCGCCGCCTCGGCAATCAGCTTGACCGCGCGAAAGCCAATCGGGTTGCCCTGAAACCCCGACCGCGCCAAGCTCACCGCATCGCGCGGGCTCCACGCCACCCGGCCTGAAGAGCCAAAGGCCACCACACGCCCCGTGGCCGAGGCCTTTGCCTCGGTCACGAAGCCCCCAGCAGTGGCCGAGGCCTTTGCCTCGCTCACAAAGCCCCCAGCAGTAGCCGAGTCTTTGGCTTCGGGCAGACGAGCCGCAGCCGCTTTCTCCGCCCCCGGCGCGCGCTTCAGGAAATCGAACACCATCTCGCAAAGCTCCTTTGTCGCGTGCCCCGCAACAGGCCCGCCGTTCCCAGCCCCGCTGAGGGGCCGCTGTCTTATGATCTGGACGTCACCCTAAGGCGGCAATCCTTAAGGGATGTTAACCGAGCGTCCGCAGCCTCGGCGCGACAAAAGCTTGCGAGGGGTCCACAATCAACTCGGTTAACGCCCAAACCAACGCATCCACCCGGTCAGGGCTGCCCTTGCCCCGATAACCCTGCACCGTCATGCGGCACATCTGCTCTTCCAGCGCGGCAAGCCCGCGCAGATGCGCCACGCGCCCCTGCTCATACAAGGCCGCCACAGGCTCGGCCCGCGCCACCTTACCCTTACTGGCATGCACCGCCTTGATCGGCACCAGCGCGTCCACCCCCCGGATCACGCTGGTCACCAGATCCCCGCCTTGGTTCACCTCCACCACCAGCCGATCCGCCTTATGCCGCGCCATCGCCGCCAAGGCAGCCCGTGCCCATGTCTCGGGCGAGGACATCCGCACAGAGGCGTCCTCCAAGACAACCGCCCGCCAGTTTTGCGGCGGCCCCTCCGTCACCGCCCCCACCACCACAATCCCGCACTCATCGCTGCCACCGCCTTGGCTCACAGCCGGGTCCACCGCCACCACGATCCGGCTAAAGACGGGCACAGCCTCCACCCGCGCCGCGTCCAACTGCGCTGCAGACCACAGGCTGCCCTCCACATCCTCCAGCAAAAGCCCATCCAACTCCTGCCGACCCAGCCGCGTGCCGCCATAGCGCGCGCGCACTTCCTCTAGGAAACTCGCCGCCAGATGGGCGCGGTTCGCTTCCGTCGGTGCGTGGGTGGTCACGGTCGAGGGGTTCTTCAAGATCGCCTTCAACACCTCAACATTCTGCGGCGTCGTCGTCACCACCTGCCGAGGCGCGTCGCCCATCCGCAGGCCAAACTGCAATTGATCCCAAGCCTCCTGCGCCTTGGGCCATTTTGCCAATTCATCAGCCCAAGCGGCATCAAACTGCGGACCGCGCAGACTGGACGGATCATGGGCCGAAAATACCTGCGCCACGGCGCCATTGGGCCAGACCAGCCGCCGCCGCGTCGCCTGCCATTCCGGCCGCCGATCGGGCGGAGAGCAGGCCATGATCCCGCTCTCCCCCATCACCATCACCTCACGCACCTGATCCACCGTCTCGCCGACAAGCGCGACCCGCCGCGCGCGTCCCGGTGCCATCGGGGTCGCCCCCTCCACCTCGGCGCGCACCCATTCCGCCCCAGCGCGGGTTTTGCCTGCACCGCGGCCGCCCATGATGACCCATGTTTTCCATGCGCCCTCAGGCGGCAACTGATGCGGCAATGCCCAGAACTCAAACAGCCACGGCAGCGCCAACAGCGCGTTGTCACTGAGCCCTTCCAAAAACGCCTCAATCGCCTCCGGCGTCGCGGAGGCGAGCCAACCTGCGCCCGATTTCATCGCGCGCGGCGTCCATGTCGAGCGCGCCGGTTCCGACAGACCCGACAACTTGTTTACGGAGTTTTTCAACACGATTTCCTTCTTCAATGGCCAGTTGCACCGCCACTTTCAGCCCCTTGATGCACTCCACCGCGTCCTTGACCTTGCCGAACTCGCCGGACTTGATCGCATGAACGGTGCCTGCCAAAGCCTCAGCCGCCTCACGTAGCCAGATTTCTGTGGTCGCCAGCATGTCCACTGGCGGCTCGTCCCCCGAGGAGAAATTGATTGTCAT